CATTACAAATAATTGGAAAAGATATAATAAAACAAAATATAGGAAGAAGCCCTGATTTTGCAGATGCACTTATGATGAGAATGTATTTTGAAGTAAATAAACGAGAAACTGGTTTCTTTTTTGGTTAATTAGAGTATTGTATATAAACTTCAAATGAGTTATTCTATAATAGACTCACAGTGATCACTTCACTAATACTCACCTCTTTTTCCCGCACTTACATTCCTTCGGGAATGTTTGCGGGGCGATGGGGATTATACTTATGGGAATCATAGATTGGTACAAAGATACAAGAGAGAGATTAGATAAAGGAATTCGTCTCTTTAATGCAGGAGAAGTAACACCTACAAGTAATTTAGCAATTCTACCTAGATGGTATTTTGAAGCACAGTTAGGACAACCAAGACATACAGATATTGCTGAACTTAGACAATATGCTAAATCTTGTTGGGTTCAAATGGTGGTTAATGCTATAGTTAAACAAGTTAAGACTACTGATTGGGATGTTATTCTTGAAGATGAAGAAGATAATGAGTTAGCAAAGAAATATGAAAAAGAGTTAATTAAAGCAAAAGAATTTTTAGAATGTCCTAATAGGAATGGTGACACATTTGGTGAAATATGGGGTGCTTTCTTAAAAGATGTTCTTGAAATTGATGCAGGTGTTATATTAAAAGGTAAGAGCAAATCAGGAGAATTGCTTGAATTGTTTGCTCATGATGGCTCAAGATTCTTATTTGATATGGATAGATATGGTGTAATTAATGGTTTTTATCAATATAGTTTCTTACATCCTTCTGCTGCTCCAATTCCTTTTGATAAAGATAAGATCATATATGGTCGAATGAATATGAGTTCTGAGCATTATCCTTATGGTTTTGCTCCTCTACAAGCTATTCAACAAGAAGTAGAAGTATTAATACAATCTACACGATATAATAAAGAGTTCTTTAAGAATAATGCAATACCTGATGGTATTGTTAATGCAGAGATGAATAATAACCAACTTAATAGATTACAATCACAATGGAATACTAATCTTAAAGGCAAAGCACACAAATTAGCATTTATGAACGCAAAGAATGTTTCTTTTACTCCATTTAAGATAACTAATAAGGATATGGAATGGTTAGAAGGACAGAAATGGTATTTTCATCAAGTATTTGCAGCATATGGTTTATCTCCAGCAGAAGTTGGATTTTATGAGGATGTAAACAGATCAGCACAAGAAGGACAAGAGAGAACAACTATAAGAAATGCAGTAGAACCTTATCTAAAACTTATTGAAGACAAAATAAACAGAGAAGTATTACCTGAGTTAATTGGTAATGATGCACCGATTAAATTCCAATGGTTTAGTAAAGACAGTCAACTTGAAGATGCGGAACATAGACAAATGATGGATAAATTAACAGCAGGAATATTAACTATTAATGAAGTAAGATCTCAGCAAGGATTAGAACCAGTAGAATGGGGAGATAAACCTATGCCTATATATCAACAAGAACGATATGCTGAGATGGGTGGTAATGAAGATGATGAAGAGTATGAAGACGACGATGAGGAAGAAGATACTGAAGACGAAAAGAGTTTTGATGAATGGTTTTTTAAAAGCAATGCGAAATTTATAAAGAATGAAGATGCAGATAATTATGTCGATTTCTTAAGAGATCGTATGGATGTGTGGGAAAAACAAATTCTAAGTGCTGTTGATACATATTTAAAAGATGAAGTTGTAGAGAAGAAAGGTGTTGATTACTCACAAAAAGCGTTTGGAGAGTTTCTAAGTAAGATATTCAATGCAATAAATACTTCTGGATTCCATAAGTTATTGAGATTAGTAATTAAAAAAGAAATGATTGAAGGCACTAAAGAAGCTGAGAGTGAACTTAGTGTTGATGTTGGAGTCGGTATAAATTTCCAAGAACAATTAGATGTCTTGAAAGATAGACAATTGGAGGGGTTTCATATTAACGGCAAGAAATGGAATGGGCTAAAGGGTGTAGCGAGAAACTTGCAAATTAAGATTGCGGAGTCTGTTAGAACTGGTCTAGCAGAAAAGAAAGGATTAGTTAGTGTTAAGAATGACATTAAAGATATTATGGCACGAGAAAAAGGTGGAGAAGTCAAAGGTGAAGTAACAGAAGGAAGAGCGATGCGTATAGCAAGAACAGAAACTAATAGATTCAGGAACTCTGGTAGACTACAAGCTTACAAAGATTCTGGGCTATCAGGTAAGAAACAGTGGTTACCAGCACCTGGAGAGAATCATCATGAGTTTTGTGATCCCAAAAGCCATAGACTAGCATTTCAGAAAGTTGGATTAGATGAGCCGTTTATTGATCCGACTACAGGAAAGGAATTTATGCACCCTCCTGCCCATCCGAATTGCAGAAGCATAATGCAGTTCGTATTTGACAAAGATTAGAGTATTGTATATAAACTTCAATTGAGTAATAAGTATAGCACTTATCGGATAAGAATATCCAAACAAAAGAATCGTCAGAAGTAGTTGTTCCTGGCGGTTCTCTACTTCTGACGTTCATTTTCAAGGTGATTAAATGGACAAAATAAGAAAACTATGGATGCCAATAACTAAACTTTCTAATGGAGATTTTGCAGGAATTCTCTCAGATACCTCTATTGATCGTGACGATGAATGTATGAGTAAAGAACTAATTGACAAATGGGTTCAAAAACAAGGCTTGCCAATGTTAGCAAATCATCAAAACAGTATGGAGAATTGGATTGGTGGTTGGAAAAACCTAAAATCTGTTACAAAAGGAATGAATTCTGCATTACAAGCACAACCTGTTTTCTTTTCAGGAAAAGCAAACCCTCTTTCTGAACAAGTACAAAAACAAGTTGAAGAAGCTGTCGAGATGGGATTAAATCCAGGCGTTAGTATTGGTGCAATTCCTAAATCATATGATGATGTAGAAATTAATGGTAAGGTCTACAAACAATGGACTGACGCTGAATTGTTAGAATGTTCTTTTGTCCCTATTCAATCTAATCGTAACGCTAGTTATGGACATATTGCAAAATCTTTCGATCTCTCTGAAAATGGAGATGTGGAAGTAGAACAAATTAAGGAGGTCAATAAAATGACTCAAAAAGAAATACAAAAAGATGCTCAACCTGAGGCTCCTGTTGAAGAAGCTCCAGTAGAAGAACCAAAAGCTGAAGAAGAAGCTAAACCTGAAGAGGAAGCTGCACCAGAAGCTGAGGAGAAACCTGCTGAAGAAACTCCAGCAGAAGAAACAGAAGTTGAAGAAGAAAAAAAGTTTGATGTTGATGCTTTCAAAAAAGAACTGAAGAAAGAAATTCTTGCAGAACTTAAAGAGAGCAGAAAAGTAGAATTGAAAGCTACTTATGAAAATACAGCAGAAACAAAAGAAGTCGATAAAAAAGACTTAGAGCCAAGCATAAAGAATTTTGTTATGGCTGGAAACAAATAGGAGGAAATTAAAATGGCACATTTCGGAAATCCTGGAAGAGTCAATGCAGAATATGCATTCGAGAAATCATTTGGTACTGCCGTTAGTAATGACGAAACTTACTATGATCCTTGGATGGGCGTTGATAAAAGAAAAGAAATTGGACAGCATTTGTTAGAAAAGGCAAGTGTTTCAACAACAACAGGGGGGGCAGGTACTGCAGGTTATGCACTAATCCCAGTATGGGTTGATCCACAAGTTGTTGACCAAACAAGAAGATTAACACCATTAGTTGAATTAATTCCAAGAAGAGCAACTAAAGGAACAACATATGATTACAATGTTATGACTGCAAAAGGCGGAGCAGCATTCTTAGGAGAAGATGCACCACTTGCAGATCAAACAGACACATATGATAGAGCAACTATTGCAATCAAATATTTGTATGCAGTTGGAAGAGTAACAGGCCCAGCTATTGCAGGTATGCGAGGATTTAATGATGCATTAAGTATGGATCTTCAAGTTAAGATCAGAAGCATTAAAGAAGCAGAAGAAAATGAAATAATCAATGGGAACACAACAACAAATCCAAATGGATACCAAGGATTAATTCAAACAATCTCAACAAACACAACTGATTTGTCATCTGCTTATGTTACATTAACTAACATAAGAACTGAATTGGCAACTACATTTAATGCAAATGGTATAGTAACATTAGCAGTAACTGACGCAGGCACACATAATTACATCAAGGGATTATTAATGGATTATCAAAGATTTATTGAGAGACCAACTGATGCAGATATGCCTTTTGGAATTTCTGATGCATTTATGATTGATGGTGTTACATTTATCAAAGATAGATACATGCCAACAACAAGTAATTCTAGAAGAATTTTGTTCTTAGATATGAGATATCTTTTCATGGCAGTTCTACAAGAAATGACATACGAAGAATTAGCTAAGACAAATGACAGCAACAAATACATGCTTAAAGTATACGAAGCACTTGTCGTTACCTTTGAAGGTGCAATGAGTCAGATATACGGCATCACTTAAGGAGGTAATGAAAAATGGTAGCAGGCACAATTTTAAAAACATGGGAAGAAGTTCCAAACGCTGAATTGAAAAGAGTATTATTCGCTTGTCCTAATACTACAGATGCAACTAATACAATAGAAATTACATTAGCAAACTATGGTATTTCAGCAACTGGTTTATTAGCAGTTTCAAGTTGGGTACATACAACTGACGGAAGTGTAATTACAGTTGAAGCAAACACTACTTCAGTTACATCAGGAGTATTAACTGTTACAATTGCAGCAGGAACAGACGATGATTCAAGAATAATCGAAATCATTGGAAGAGCAACACCAGGCGTATTTGTATAAGGCAAATACATTTTTTTTATTTTTATTTTATTTTTACAATTCAAGATAAATGATGGAGGATAATCAAAATGGCAGCAGCAACCGTTACAAGATATATTGAAACAGCAGATCCAAATACTGAAGTAGTTGTTCTAACTGTAACTAATGCAGAAACTTACGTAAGTAGAAAGTTCGGTGTAATTCATGCAGCATTAGCAACAGGAAATGAAGATCAAGATGCACACATTAATGTTGTTTATTCAGGAGCTACAGCAACAATAAACTATGCAGGTATGACAGATAAATTAGTTACATTACTATTACATGGAGAATAAATAGGTGATTCATAATGAAAAAGTACTTGTTCAAAGGAAGTACTTGTCACGTTAAACAACAACCAAAAGGAGATTTAGATTGTAAATGGTTCTCCTTTAAAGACGGAGATACAGTTCCAGAGGAACTTGTTGATCTAGTCAAATTACATGGTGGTAAAATTGTTTGTGACGAGGAAAAGAAAGTAGAATTAAAAAAAAAGAAGACAACCACAAAAAAGGTTTCAAAGAAAAAGTAATTACTTTATTGCGGCGAGCAGTTAACTCAATCTGCAGCCGATGATAATACTAAATTAAGGAGGAATTAAGATGGCAAATTCATTAAATGAAAGAAAATTCTCAGGTCTTGTTGAAGATAACAAGACAGCTGCAGAAAATAACTTTTCTACAGGTCATGGTCAAGTAATGGCTGGAATTTATAATTCTAGTTTACCAACATTAGCAAATAATGATTATGGTTTTCTAAGACTAACATCAGACGGTAAGTTAATGGTAGATACAGAACTTACACTTGATGGTAATGTTATTATTGATAATATAGCAGTATGGGCTACAAACATTGCAGACAGTACAACAACAAGTTTTGCATTAGTAGATGCAAGCGGACATCCACAAGTTGATGTTATGACATTACCTGGTGGATTAACAGGTTATACAGAAGACGATGCACACACAACAGGTGATTTTGGACTTATGCCTTTGGCAGTAAGGACAGATACAGCAGCTGCTTTAGCAGGAACAGATGGAGATTATATTCCATTTACAACAGATGCATTAGGTAATTTAAGAGTTATTACTACAGATGTTTCAGGTAATGCAATGCCTTCAATGGATGCAAATACTAGACCTGGATTCTTTACATTAACTGATGGAACTACTGAAGTTGATGTTATTGCTACAATTAATTCAGTTAAGGCCGATACAAGTTCTATTGCAGGAACAGCAACAAATGTTAATGGTGGTAATAGAGATGCAGGCACACAAACTACAACATTAGCAGATGATGATCCAGCAGTCGCAAGTTTAGGTATTGTTGACGATTGGGATGAAGTTCATGATGCTGCTTGTGGTACTGATGGTGCATTAATGATGGGTATTGCAAGATCTTCACAAGAAACAGCAGTTGCTAGTGATGATGCAGTAAGACCAGTGTTTAATGTATATGGTGAACAAATATTAGCGGGTTATGATTGGTCAGCTCAGAATATTAGAACTGCAGAAACAGATCCAATTTCAACACATCATGTTGAAGAAACATTAGCAGCAGTTACCAATGGTGCAGATGATACTTATTACTATTACTGGGATATGGATGGATTCAAATATTTTGCATTACAAGCAACATTAAGTGGTGGTTCAGGTACTTGTACAGTTACTGTTGAAGCAACTATTCAAGACGACGGAACAGCACCTGCATCATGTACATATGTAGATGTTACAAATGATTTGTTTACTGTTGCAAGTATAACAGCATCAGATATGTTAATTGCAGATACAGTTAACCCATTCAAATATGTGAGAACAAAAGTTGTTGCAGCAACAGGTGCAGCAGATGATGCAGATTGGACTTTGTATCTTAAAAAATTATACTAGGTGATTAGAAATGGTTAGAAGAACTTCAACATCAAAATTCCTTGTATCAGACGTAGATGGAGCAGCTAATTTAACAATTAGAGACGTTTTAGGAAATAGATCAGATGCAGCAGGTACAGGAACAGTCATGGGAATGATTAAAAGAGTAGATACAAGACAAGTAGTACCATCACAAGATGCAGCGGACAATGGTGTAGTGAGTGCTGTAGTTGGTAATAAAACAGATACAGGTACTTCTGGAAATTCATTAGTTTCTTTAGCAAAGAAGAACAATACAGATATTCTTGCTATTGATGCATTTCACGATGTACCAACAGCAGATTCTGCTGATAATGTAGTTATGTCAGATGTACTTGGTAACAAAACAGATACTGTTGCAGGTGATTCATTATACTCAGAATCACTTATTATAGATGCGGCTTTGTTACATAGAACTGAAGATGGAACTGTAAGTTATCTTGATGCAGGTGGAGAACGAACAATTGCAGAATTAACTCCTTAAAGTGTTG